CAGTGTAGGTGAAAGAACGATTACCGGTACAGGTAATTTGGTAACGGCTGCCTCAATATCGGGGATTGGTGGTGTCTTCACGGTAGCTAGAGGAAATATCATTACTGGATCTTCAGTTGTTGGTGGTGGTGATAGATCGATTGTAGGAAGTATTGCCCTGACTACATCATCATCAGTGAATGGTATAGGTGAAAGAAAGATTACAGGTGATGGAGAATTAATTACTTCGATATCATCTGTGGGTACTGGCAATAGAAAAATTAAACTAAGTGGTGATATACAACCATCACCAAGTGTAGTAAATGGTACAACAGAAAGATCTATCACAACATCTATATCAATAACAACAACTGCTCAAGTTTCTGGTATTGGTATTCATAAAGTCATTGGTAGTGGCTCACTTGTTTCAAATAATTCTGCTGTTGGTATTGGTGAAAGAACTATTACTGGTAGTGGTAATCTCATTACGTCGGCGAGTATTGTCAGTGTAGGTGAAAGAACGATTACCGGTACAGGTAATTTGGTAACGGCTGCCTCAATATCGGGGATTGGTGGTGTCTTCACGGTAGCTAGAGGAAATATCATTGCTTCAGATGCTGTAGTCTTTGGTGATGGTACACGAACTATTACTAGCGCTGTTGCTATTCAAACATCTGCGTCGATCGCAGGTATCGGTACGAGAAAAATTATTGGTTCTGCAGAGTTACAACCTACAGCAATATTTGTTACTTCACCAATTGGTGAAAGAACTATTGTAGGTTCGGGTTCGCTCATTTCAACACAGTCTATACTCACGAGTAGTGTACATCGTAATATTACTGCTCATGGCGATCTAAACATATCTACCGCAGTGGCCGGAATTGGTGAAAGAATTATACCGAGTGATGGAGTATTTGGTATTACACAATCTGTAGTGACTGCGAGCGGTAAGAGAACAATCACGACTGATATTAATCTCACTCCTCAATCATCTGTTAATGGTGTTGGTGTTCATAAAGTAGTTGGTTCAGGTGCACTTATCACTAATTCTACAGTGAGTGGTGAAGGCAGATCTGCAATTATTATAGACGCAAATTTTGAACCTACAAATTGTGTAGTCAGCGGTGTTGGCGAAAGAATTATCACCGGCGCCGGTAATCTTATCACTACAGGCAGTTCAGTGGGTATTGGTGAGAGAACAATAACAGGAACTGGTACACTCGTATCTGATAGCTCTTCGGTTGGTATCGGAGAAAGAAAGATTGTCGGTTCGGGCAATCTCGTTGCTACAGATTCAGTCATAGCATCAGCTGTGATTAGAACTAATCCTGGTTCTGGTGATTTGATTTCTGACAATGCTTCTATATCTGCGATTGGCGAAAGAATTATCAAAGCCAATGGTTCTCTCGTTTCTGGTAATTCAACAGTTCAATCGCCCTCGAACATTCGAATAGTGACACTCAATGGTCTCGCTGTTCAACCTACTCCTTCAGTTTCCGGTTCTGGCATACATAAAGTATTTGGTAATGGTAATCTACAACCTCAATCGACAGTCGAAGGTATTGGAGATATACCACGCAGACATCAGAGAGCAAATGGTGATCTGCGACTTTCAGTCGTTGTAAGCGGCGAAGGTAAGAGAACTGTCAAAGGTAATGGTGCGCTGACAACATCTGCACAAGTTGTTTGTATTACTACTCGCAAGATTATTAGCACAAGCACTAATCTACCTCAGAATAATAGTAGAGTTGTATCTCCTGCAGAAAGAATAGTGAAAGTTATCGGCATCAATGGAATGACTAATTCAATTGTCGCCGGCGATGGAGTTAAATCAGATACATTGGTTAAAGCAGGATTTAGAGGTATTACAAATTCTATAGTGTCTGGTGATGGTACTACAACAAATATTGATCAGTTTATTGTTGTGCGAGTATTCGAACCCGATTCGATTGCATGTAGAATCTATCCTCCAAAAGAGATTACAGTACGGTCACGCTCATAGTTGCATAAATAAATTAAAGCTACGGAGAAAAATAAATGGCAGTTCCTACAACGAGAGATGATTTTAAGGAGTATTGCCTTCGGTCTCTTGGTAAACCTGTAATAGAAATCAATGTTGACGATCTACAAGTTGAAGATAGGATCGACCAAGCGCTGCGTTTTTATTGGGACTATCACTTCGATGGCACAGAAAAAATATATTACAAGCATGCTATCGATGCGAACACAATTGCGAATAAGTACATTGATTTGCCAGAGAATATCATTGGTGCTGTCAAACTTTTTCCGATCGGCGATCCGAATACTTCTTCAGGGGATATCTTCAATATTCGTTATCAGATTGCACTCAATGATCTGTATACTTTGACGAACGTGGCCCTTATTGACTATTATAAGACAATGGAGCACCTGGCTCTAGTATCAGAAATTCTCATTGGTAAACCACAAATTAGATATAATAGACATCGAAATAGATTGCACATCGACGAGACGGCTGGCGATCTAGAAGTAGGGCAATATTTACTAGTTGAAGCATATGAACTCGTAGATCCTGCAACATACACAGATGTATGGGCTGATCGTTGGCTTCAATATTATACGGCACAATTAATCAAACGTCAATGGGGTACAAACCTTACCAAATTTGAAGGATTACAATTACCTGGTGGTGTAACTTTCAACGGACGTCAGATATATGACGAAGCCGATGCTGAAGTAAAAAGATTAGAAGATGAGATGATAAACAATTACAGTTTGCCTGTAATGGATATGATTGGTTAGCACTAGCTAATTATACACACAACTTAGGAATTGTACATAGGTATGGCCACAAATCCATATTTTAATAACTTTACTAATACGTCAGAGCAAGACCTGATCGAAGATTTGATTATTGAATCAATTAAGATTTATGGTCATGACGTATGGTATTGTCCACGCACTATCGTATCGAAAGATAATATTCTAAATGAAGATGCGTTATCTACCTATGATTATTCTTATCAGATAGAAATGTATATTAAAAATGTCGAAGGATTCGAAGGCGAAGGTGATTTCTTATCAAGATTTAATATACAAATAAGAGACGAGATCACATTCACTGTTGCCAATAAAAGATATAATGAAACTATCGGGGACTATGAAAATTCTCCGAGACCAAAAGAAGGCGACATCATTTATTTTCCATTGACAGAAAAAGTATATGTAATTAAGTTTGCCGAACACGAAGCTCCTGTGTTTTATCAAATGGGCGCATTGCAATGCTATGATTTGATTTGTGAACAGTTTGAATATAGTAATGAGAAATTAAATACCGGTATTGCGGCTATTGATCAATTTGAAACTCAATACAGTTTAGCAGCTACAACAACTGATGGTCTTTCTTTCGATGCAAACAATAACATAATAATTGACGCGAACACCGGCAGGCCCACGGGAGCATCATCATTTGATCCTGATGATGTGTTCGACGACACAACAGAATTTGAATCTCAAGCACTTGATTTTATTGATTTTTCTGAAGAAGATCCATTTAGCGAAGGCGGTAGATACTAATGTTCGGCCGCACTTTCTATTACGATACTCTGAGAAAATATGTCATTTTGTTTGGCACGTTATTTAATGATATACAAATTAATAGGCAAGATACAACTGGCAATGTCAAACAAGTTGTTAAAGTACCACTGTCATATGGACCTCGTGAAAAGTTTTTAGCCAGAATTGAAGGAATCGATGGTGGTAGAGATCCACAAGAACAACCATTCTCAATTGTATTACCTCGAATGGGATTTGAGATAACAAGTTTTTCATATGCTGGTGAACGTAAATTACCTACTATTAATAAATTCGCAGAAACACCGCATAACGATACACATGGCAAAAGAAAAAAGTTTAGATATACTCCAGTTCCTTACGATATTAATTTCACCCTTTCTATCTTTGTTAAAAATTCTACAGACGGCACTCGAATTATCGAGCAAATTTTACCATACTTTACACCTGAATGGACAACAACTGTACAATTGACTGATGATCCTGATATAACTCTCGATATACCATTAGTATTACAAAGTACTTCACAAGACGATGTATATGAAGGCGGATTTGAAGAGAGGCGCGCCTTGATCTGGAGTCTAGATTTTACTATGAAAGGATTTTTCTTTGGAGCTGACTATCAACAAACTGTTATTCGTTTAGCTAATACAGAAATATATGATACTACATTTATAGATGATATTACTACCGCGCCAGATGCTGGATTAGAAGAAGCCGCTAGAATATTAAATGCACCTGGTCTTTTAGCTAATAATCAGCCTACTGTTTATTCAAGTATTAATACACAACAAGCTACAGCAATAGCTACTATTACAAATGGTAGCGTATCGTCTATCACATTAGTAAATCCAGGTAAAGGTTATTCTACGGCAACTGCTACAATATATGGTGGTGGAGGATATTCTGCAACAGCAACAGTTACAATAGACACTGATGTAGATTCTGTTTATGAGATCATAGTAAATAATGGAGGCTCAGGATATACGAGTACACCAACAGTAACTATTAGTAGTCCTGATCTTAGTTCTATACCGTCAGCTGAAATATCTGCTGATTCTAATTATGGTGTTGTAGTCGATATTGGAGATCCGTACCCGGATGTGGAGTAAAAATGAAAGAAAATAAAAATCAATTAGATGATATTCTTGATGTCAAATCTACTACGATTATAGAAATAGATGATGATAAGCCATTGCCCACTACATATCGTCCGTCTCTACATGAAACTGATAAAGAAGTTGAGAATGACACCAAATATGTACGTCAAAATTTCTATGATTTGATTGAGAAGGGTCACAGCGCCATTGACGAATTACTCGCCGTAGCAGATCAATCACAACATCCTCGAGCATATGAAGTACTCGCTACAATGATTAAAACAATGGGTGATATGAATAATGATCTGTTGGGTATGCACGAAAAGAAACAAAAACTGACTGGAGAAAAACCAGAAGATAAAAAGGAAACAGTCAACAACAATCTTTTTGTAGGCTCTACTAGTGACCTATTAAAGTTGATGAATAAAGATGACAATTGATATTCAAGATATTGAGGATTATCGTTCATATCTTGGTAATGTAAACCTCAAAAGAAAAGGCGTTACTATTGAATGGACCGAAGAGATGGTCCAAGAATTTATTAAATGCGCCAAAGACCCGATATATTTTGCTGAGCGGTATATTCAGATTGTTCACGTCGACCATGGACTTATACCGATTAAGCTTTATGAATATCAAAAAGACATCATTCAAAAAACTACAGACCACAGAAGAACATGCGTGGTTACTAGCCGCCAAGCGGGTAAAACAACGACTGCTGTCTGTCTTATACTTCACTATATTCTTTTTAACGATCATAAGCTTGTCGCTCTTCTCGCAAATAAAGGAGACGCTGCAAGAGAAATATTGGATCGTATCAAGACAGCTTATGAGGCTCTTCCTAAATGGTTGCAACAAGGTGTCATCGAATGGAACAAAGGATCAGTAGAATTTGAAAATGGTTCAAAGATTTTGGCGGCAGCTACATCATCATCGGCTATCAGAGGTAAATCTGTATCTTTTCTGTATATAGACGAAACAGCATTCGTAGAGAACTGGGACGAATTCTTCGCTTCGGTCTTTCCTACAATTTCTTCTGGTACGTCAACCAAAATTCTTTTGACGTCGACACCACACGGTCTGAATCACTTTTACAAGACGTGCGAAGGAGCGAAAGCGGGGAAGAACGGGTATCAGTTCGTAGAGGTTCAATGGACTGATGTACCCGGACGAGATGATAAATGGCGAGAAGAAACACTCGCAGCAATGGATTTTGACACAGAGAAATTCGCTCAGGAAATGGAGTGTGAATTCCTCGGATCATCTGGCACATTAATATCAGGCTGGAAACTCAAACAACTCGTATATAAAGAACCGATAAAAGAAGTAGGCGGTATAATAGTATATGAAGAACCAAAAGAAAATGGTAATTATGTCATAGTTGTAGATGTAAGTAGAGGCAAGGGCCTTGATTACTCAGCTTTCCAAGTCATCGATATCTCACAGATGCCATATGTACAGGTAGGTGCATACCGTAATAATATGATTACACCTGTAGATTACGCATCTGCTGTACACGCCGCAGCAAAATATTATAATAATGCTAATATACTAGTCGAAGTAAACGATATCGGGGAACAAGTGGCCGGTATTGTATTCGAAGAATATGAATATGAAAACATGCTACTCACCGAAAATAATGGTCGAGAAGGCAAACGTCTTTTATCAGGTGTAGCAGGTTTTAATGGTAGAGCAGATAAAGGTATTCGTACTACTAAATCAGTCAAATCAATAGGTTGTTCTATGATTAAATTACTCGTAGAACAAAATCAAATTATAATTAATGATTTCGAAACTATTAGAGAATTCTCTACATTCAGTCAAAAAGGAACTTCTTACGAAGCGGAACCTGGAAATCACGATGATTTAGTCATGTGTTTAGTGTTATTTGGTTGGCTATCTAATCAAAGATTTTTCAAAGAATTGACTGATATAAATACGGTTATAAACCTAAAAGAAATGAATGAAGAAAAAGTATTTAGTGAGTTGGTACCATTTGGATTCATTGATGACGGTCAGAAAGAATTCGAAGATCCTCAACCGATCACGACCAGAGGAAATGATTACTCGTGGCTGATGTAATATAGAAATGCTGTTTGTTATAAATAAATGTACGCTTACATAATTAAAAAAATATAAGGGAGATAAATTTATGCCTTTTCAATTAAGCCCAGGCGTTAATGTTACAGAGATCGATCTGACCACTGTAATCCCTGCCGTAGCCACGACCGATGCCGC